AACTGACAGCAGCTGTTATTGATATTGATAATAAAAGGCATCTGATAATAGACCTTTATATTGCTGGGACAATAAAGTACAGAATGGCAGTGAATGATAAAGAATATGCACATTTTAATTATGAAAATCAAAAATGGGATTGTATATCGATTGACTGGAACAGACCATATTCAGGAGAGTTGGCAAAAGCCAGTATAGCCAGTGAGGATAAGCAGATATTAAAAGAATGGTATGGAAATGAAATACCTGCCGGATGGGATAATGAAGATTTAATTTATGCAATAGAGCAGAAAGCATTTAATATTAAAACATCAGAAAGAATGTTAAAAGAAGAAAATGAAAAAGAAAAGCTATTTGCTATTATGCCTGAAAAACCAAAGCTCTTAGATGAAACTATTAACAGATACATAGAAGCTGGAAATATTATTTATTACAAGCGCAATGGTAGTTATGCAGATTATTATTGCTGTCAGTGCGGAGAAAAATTTACAAGGCGAATAAAAGCCACAGAAGCTTATACAGGTCCTTCGGTGGATATTGCGCCACGAAGATACCAGCAAAAAGAGTGTCCAAAATGCAAAAGAAAAGGGACACTGCTTAACTGGGGGCGGGCAAAGATTACAAAACAGGCATTTGAAGTGCTTTTGTATCAGGTAGCAGAAGATGAAACACTTGTAATAAGAGCCTACGCAGTAAGAGCAGTACGAAGCCCAGACAGTGTATTAACTAAAAAGATATGGGAGTATGGCAGGGAGTTCTTAAGAAGAGATTATGAGAGGATATATGACAATAGCTGTAATACAGGAAAATGGTGGAAGAGTAAAAAGCTTGACATATACAGGTCAGGCAAGCTGTGTGAAGTTAATTACAGTGAGGCAGTTGAAAAAAGTGATTTAAGATATATCCCAGCAACAGCATATAAGCTTATAAGTGAGGTAGGTGCAAGAGAGGAAAGGCATATACTGGCCAGATATGATACTCTTACTGCTTATGCACACGCACCGCAGATAGAGCAGTTATACAAAATAGGCCTTATGCAGATATGCAGGAGGTTAATTTTTGCGAATGGACAAACAAGAGATATTAATAAAAAAGCAAAAACAGCCGCAGGAATTTTAAGAATAACAACTGAACAGTTAAGGTATTTAAGAGAGTCCGAACAGGAACTGCTTGCATTAAGTGTAATTAAAATTATGAATTACAGAAAAATACCATTTACACAGCATAATGCAGAGATTGTTACAAGATTGTACATAGCTGCACCTACGGAAGATAAGCTAAAGCACATTTTAAAGTACCAAAGCCCTGAAAAGCTATTGAACTATCTTAATAAGAATATACCAGAACACGCCATTCTGGCAGATGCTATTACAGAATATGATGATTACTTAAGAGCGAGGGAAGCTAATGGAGATGATCTTAGCAATACAGTGTATTTAAGACCGAGAGAACTTCACAAAACATACATAGAGTTAAGAGAGAAGATGGAACGTGCAAAGAGTGCCAAATACATTAAACAGATGAATGAGAAATATGCAAGGATAAAGGTTAATTCAGCGAAAGTTACAACAAAATATACCTGGCAGCAGTCGGGACTGCTTATAAGACCAGCAAGAGATGCAGGAGAAGTTGTTATGGAAGGACGTATTTTACATCATTGTGTGGGTGATGACCATCAGAGGTATTTAAGCAACTATAACCAGAATAAAGCAATAATACTTGTAATAAGGCACGAAAATGAGCCAGATAAACCATATATTACAGTGGAATATGAAAATAACAAGGTACAGCAGTGGTATGGAATAAGGGATACCAAGCCAGACAAAGAGACAATAGACAGCTTCTTAAAGGCTTATGTAGCTCACATTGCAGGAAAGGCAGGGAAAGCAGGATGAATGAATTAGAAGAAATTAGGAATTATGATGAATATAAGACGGCACTTGATAAGCAGATGAAAGAAACTGCTGAGGGGTTCGTAAGAATTGGCTATTTGTTAAAGCTGGCAAGAGATACAGATATTCTAAAATGGTCTGCATATACTAACGTAATCGAATTTGCCAGGGTGGAGTATGGTCTGGATAAGACAATGGTATCACGTTTTATAAGCATTAATGACAGGTTCTCGGAAAATGGCAACAGTCCAGTGCTTAAGACGTCATATAAAGGTTTTGGGTATGCCAAGCTTGTTATTATGCTCCAACTTCCAGATGAACTTAATGAGGAGCTTACACCAGAGTATTCCAAGAGGGAAATACAGACACTCAAAGCGGAAGTTGATGAGGAAAAGAAAATAAGTGATCTGGAAGTATATGCTGAGGGCACAGATACCGAAAAGACAGAGCTTGAGCAGATTATATACAAAATATGTGAAGAGAATATAGAGGTATATGAGAGCATATATAATGCAGTTACGCACGAGAAATTAAATGTTGACAACATTGTAGATATATTCGCACCTGCGGGAGATATGATTTATTCAGTACGAATACAGGGAGCAGGAAGAAAAGCAGTTTCTTTCAAGCAGGGAGAAGATATAGCAGTTGTAAGCCTTAGGACATCAGAGAAGGATACATACAATCCACAGGAAGTATACATTGCCACAATGAGCATAGCAGGCAGGAACATAATAAATAGTGAGGCTGATGCCAAGACAGTATGGCAGCTGATATATGCTAAAGAATATCCTAAGAAAAATACCCAAGTTGCACCGGTGCAACACAGTTCCAAAGCTGATATAAAAAGACCAGAAAAGAAAATGAAGGTTGTAAAGGCAAAGCAGGAGGAGATACACGATATAGAAAAGACAGTTCCCAAAGCCTCTCCTATAGAGACACAGGAGCCTGAAAAGCCGATAAAGACAGAAACTGAGCCTGTAGATGAGCAGGTTGAAGGGCAGAAAAATATTGCAGATTATCCTGATGTTATGCCAGTAGAACGTGTTGAGGGGATAGTTGAGCCTCTCACATCAGAAGCTGATATAAAGAACAATATTATAACTGCGGCATCAAATATTAAATTCACATTGGAAGCTAACAGTTATATTACAGACAACATTATAGACAGGCTTATAGCATTAGCAGAAAACATAAAGACAGAGCTTGAACAGCTAAAAGGAGGCAGCAGATGAAAGTATATATAAGTTTACCAGTAACAGGAACAGCGGACTACAAAGAGAGAGCAGAGGCAATCGAAAAGGTTCTTACAGAGCAGGGACATACAGTAATTAATCCAGTAAAGATACGTGAGAACCTTCCAAAGGATACAACACACAAAGAGATTATGAATATATGTATTCCTCTGCTGGATATGTGTGATGTGGCAGTATTTGCGCCAGGGTGGGAACACTCAGTAGGTTGTACATTAGAGATGTGCAGGGCAATGAATAATAGAATTACAATTGGTTTTGTAGGAGAGTTAGAAGAGAAATGGGAAAATCAAAACAGGCAAGAGCACACGAATTTACAGAAAAAGCAAGAAAGGAAATCTATGCAAGAGACTTCGGTCAGTGTATTTTCTGCATTAAGAAATACAATATGCAGGGTTCAACGTGGTATTCACAGCAAATAATAAGCGTTATGCACTATATACCAAGGTCAAGAGGCGGCTTAGGAATACCGCAGAATGGAGCTATAGGATGTCAGTTCCACCACAATATGTTAGACAATGGAAATCAAGGAAAGAGAAAGGAGATGTTGGAGATATTTAAGCAGTATTTGCAGGAGCTTTATCCGGAATGGAATGAGGATGAGCTTGTATACAGAAAATGGTAAAAAGGGAGGCGAAATAATGGCTAGTAGAAAAGCAATTCCAAAGGAGATAAGACTTAAGGTATACGATAAATATAATCATAGATGTGCGTATTGTGGTTGCAAACTTGAATATAAGGATATGCAAGTAGACCACGCAAAACCACTTAGAGTAGGTGGAGCAGACGATATTTTAAATTATATGCCAGCTTGTAGGAGTTGTAATCATTATAAAGCTACACTAGACGTAGAAGGATTCAGGATATATCTGGCAGACATACATAAAAGACTTATGCGAGATAGTATACCATATCAGGTTGCGGAAAGATTTGGCATAGTGAAACATATGACAAATGATGTGAAGTTCTATTTTGAAAAAATGTAGAAATACAAGACATAGGTGTCTATGCCGGAAGATTGGAGGTAGTATATGAATTTAGAGAAACAGAAAGAATATTTTAAAAATCATATTGCCACATTAACAGATTACGGAAATATCAAAATTCTTGATTTTAAAGAACCGAACACTTCAGCTTACAGGATTAGATTTCTTTTCGAAGAAGACTATTGCAGACTGCATATCAGCGGTGATTTGGGTGAACTTATAGCTTCAAACTACAACAATATGACCTATGAAAAGTTTTCTGATTTTGTTAATAATGTTGGATATTTTGAAGAAAAGATAGACTGTAATAGCAGAGATATATACGCATATGATGAAGTTAAAGCCCGAGAAGAGTTAATGAAAATGGCAGCAGACGATGGAGATTGGTTAACTGAATCTAATAGATACTGGTATGAAGAGGATGAAGAAGAAAGGCTGGCACATATTATTGATGATATTCTTGTAGATTTTAGTGATACAACAGGTATAGGCAAGATCGGATATGATGCATTAAGTGAAATTAATCCAGATGTGTGGGAGTTTGCAGGTGATATAGGGAAGACAGAAACTGGAATATTAGATTTGTATATGTTGGCATTTAAGCTGGCACAGGAGCAGTTAAAGAATAAAAATATAAAATCAAGCATTGAGAGGTAAAGTAATCAAGATAGTAAAGGCAGGTGGGAAAGAAAATGTTAATTCCGAAAGTAAAGACTAAAGAATTTGAAAAATTTGGCTTTAAAAAGTGTAGGGGCAGGTACGGTAAGGAAGATTGCTATTATCTTTGTGTTGCGAGAGGGTGCAAAATGCTTTTTGTAAGTCCAGTTATATTTGCTGTAAACGATTGGAAAGATAATGACCCAAGAATACATAAAAATGCAAATTGTAGATATAGAGACCACAGGACATACATTGATATTATTTATGAACTAATTAAGGCTGATATGTTAAAAAAAGCAGGTGATTTCAGGTCAATTAGTGGAGAGAGATGAAAGGAAGGTAATTATATTGAAAGAAGTTAAACATTACATATGTGAGATATGTGGAACGGAATACAATGATAAAACTAGAGCACAGCATTGTGAAAAAGGACATTGTAAGCCATTGGAAATAATAAAGGAACGTTATTTAAGTGCAGGTTATAACGCTAAGGGGTATCCATTAGAAATAACAGTAAAGATGGCGGATGGCACAGAACAGAAATACAGGAGATAAAAGAAAAATAGAACTATTAACAAATACTTATTCAATACAAAATAATATCACACAAAAAAAGGGAAGCTGATAGCCTAATTCCAATTATCACGCTGTCAGCTTCCTTTCTCAAAAACAGAACATATGTATTGTGCAAGAAAATTATAAAAATGAGAAGGGAAGTAAAGAGAATATGGCAAATATAAAAAGTAAATTAGAGCAGTATCGTAGTCTGGTAGAGGAAAGCATAGAAGTGGATATAAAAATAAAAAATATTAAAAGAGAGATAGATGAATTAAAAGCATTAGGTGAGGTTATAGATACAGTCACAGGTGGAAATGGTGGGATACAGCATTTTACGATTAAAGGTGTTCCAACGCCAGCGTATACCAATAAATTAAACAGATTACAGCTTAGCTTAATTACCAGGCAGCAGTTGTTAGATAAAATAGAAAGCCAGAAGAATGACATAGAAAGTTTTATATGTAGAATAGAGAATAGTATGATAAGAAGAATGCTGGAATATAGGTATATGGAAGCTATGAAGTGGAGTGAAGTTGCTAAAAAGATGGGAAAGACATATGCAGCTGATTATTGCCGTGTAACGTGTGATAGATTTTTAAAGGGATATAATAAATAATTTGTTCGTTTTTTTCGCTAAAAAGATGATAATATTTAAAATGACAGAAATTGGGATGGCAGCTATACGTTTGTGTATAGCTGTTTTTTGATAATAATAAAATGGGGAGAGAGGTGATGAGCGTGACGAATTATGAATTGGCTGAGCAGGACTATATAGCTGGTATGAAATATAAAGAGATTGCTGAAAAATACAATGTAAGTATTAATACTGTTAAGAGCTGGAAAACAAGATATGGATGGCAAAAAAGTGTGCACACAAATGATAAAAAAGTATGCACACAAAAAAGAGATTATAGTGTTGTAAGAAAAGAAGCTGCTGTGACAGAGGTTGAAGACGTATTGGAAAATATGGATTTAACTGATAAACAGCAGCTTTTCTGTTTGTATTTTATAAAGTGTTTTAATGCAACCAAAGCTTATCAGAAAGCCTATGGCTGTAGTTACAATACGGCAGCAGTCGAGGGGTGCCGTCTCCTTAAAAATCCTAAGATAAAAGACCTGATAAGAACTATGAAGCAGGAGAGGTTTACAAAAGATTATCTAACACAGGAAGATATATTCCAAAAATATATGGATATAGCATTTTCAGATGTAGGCGATTATGTGAGATTTGGAAGAAAACAAATGCCGCAGTGGCGTGAAGAAAATGGAGAGTATGTTCCTGTTATAGACCCCAACACAGGAAAGCAAAAGATAATTGAATATAACTATATAGATTTAAAGGAGTCAGAAGAAATTGATACAAGCATATTAGCAGAAGTTTCTGATGGAAAATCAGGAATAAAGGTTAAAATGCAGGACCAGTTAAAGGCTCTTGAGTGGCTTAGCACACATATGGATATGGCTACACTTGAACAAAGAGCAAAGATAGACCTGCTTAGGGCACAAAAAGATAAAATTCAGCAGCCGGATAATGAGGGAGAAGATGAAAGCGTGGTGATTATTAACGATGTCTGAGATTAGAATAAGTGACCTGATAATACCGAAGTACAGGTCATTATTTAACAATAGGCAGTATAAGCACATAATACTTACTTCTGGACGAGCAGGGACTAAATCCAGTTATGCAGCAATAAGAGGAGATTATGAGCTTGTAGCTGGAGAAAAGAGTTCTGTTGTTGTCCTAAGAAAACATCACAACAAGCTTAGAAAAACTGTCTATAAGGAGATGCTTAGAGGTATAAGCAGATTACAAATTCCAAAGAAAAAATTCAGGATAACTAAATCTCCAATGGAAATAACCTATCTTAAAAATGGCAATACAATGTATTTTGCAGGCTCGGATGGTATAGATGACACAAAAGGTATCATCGATGAAGAGAGACCAATAAAACTTGTAATCATAGATGAAGCTACGGAGTTTTTTGATGATGGAGAGGGAGAAGATGAAATACTAAACATAGAAGCTACATTCGCAAGAGGGAATAATGGTGGATTTCAAATGATATATCTGTATAATCCACCGAAAAATCCCAATGCACCTATAAATGAATGGGTAAAAAAGATGGAAAAACGTCCAGACTGTATACATATCCATACAGACTACAGGGATGTACCAGAGGAATGGATAGGAAAAGATCTGATTGAAACAGCAGAGGCATTGAAAGCGGTAGATGAAAAGCAATACAACTGGATATGGCTTGGGCAATGTGTAGGAATAGAGGAAATTATCTACTATATGTTCAAGCAGGATATGATAGTACAGCCGCAAAGAGCTGCATATCCAATAGCAATAGGAATTGATTATGGACAGATGAATGCTACAACATACCAGGCATTTGGACTGGATAAGAGCAAAAAGAAATTCAGAGGGCTTAAAGAATATTATTATTCTGGCCGTGATACAGGTAAACAGAAAAGCCCATCGGAATATGCAGAAGATTTTAAAGATTTTTTTGAAAATTTACAGGAGATGTATAGAATAAGGACTGCTTATGTATTTATAGATCCTTCTGCAAAAGGTCTGGCAGAGGAAATAAGAAGAAAATGTCCGGTTATAAAAATAGTTGATGCCCAGAATGATGTACAGCTTGGAATAGCAAGAACACAAAAGCTTATGAGCTATGGAATATTAGAAGTAAGTCCGGAACAGGAAAATTTAATACACGAGGCAGGAATATATGAATATGATAAAAAGTCCATAGAGGCGGGTAAAGAAGTACCAGTAAAAACAAATGACCACTGTATGGATGCAATGAGATATGCAGTTATGGGAATGTGGAAGTATGTAAGATACTTTCTTCCTAAGGCAGAACAGGAGGATTAAATAATGGATATAACAAAGTTTTTAGCTGAATTAGGATATGACACAGTAGATAAAGGATTTTACTCTCTTATAGATGTGTGGAAGAGCTGGTACAGGTCTAAAGTGGCAAGGTTCCACACATACAGAG